AATCTTTCCGTCTTCGCCGGCAATTACTAAGTCAGGCAACGACATTACACCAAGAGCTTTAGCAATTTCAGCAAATTGTTCTTGCTTGAGTTCGAAGTTAACTTCACAATCATCGAGCTCGATGTCTCGATCTGGTGGAAGAATAAGAGTCGAAGGATCTGCAAAAGCATAGTTTACTTTACGACCAGTTGAACGAATGGTTACTAACTTTTCTTCAACTGCAAAGTCAGGATCATCAAACAAAGTCATTACACCAAGAAAACGTGATAGATCATAGATGGAAAACGTTGAAGGGAGGTTATCTTCAAGCGTTGCTCGAGCCATGATTGTTTTGTTAGGTGAGATAGTTTTCAATACATTACCTTCTTTAAACTGGATTGAAGGATTGATGCTTGAAAAACTTTTCAAGATTTGTACAGTGCGTGCACTAAGTTTCATAATATAATTTCCTATTTCTTTTTACCAAGTTTTTCTGGATCAGCTGTTGCAGCTACACCGACCGTAGCCAATGCACTTAACGAACCACCAAAAATATATGAACCGACATGCTTGAGTTGCATCCAAGGACACATCCAAACTTTCATACCCATTCTACCTACGTTATAACAGAACATATAATCTTCTGACAAATAGCGATTAGAGTATTGTTCAGTATGAATACCGGTTGTCTTATCAGCTAAGAATTCAATAACATCTTCTTTAGATGCGTTAGGGTTAACATCAAAAAATGCATTGATTTCATTATTAAGATTTTGAGATTTGTCATCAATCAAGGCGTCAAAGTAAGCCATGATTTCTCGGTTACCATCAAAGTTTGCGGTGCGAACATGATCAGGCTTATATTTAAATTGAGGATATACTTCGTCGTACTTTTCAAATACTTTACGCTGGATCATCATAAAACCAGTACCACCCTCTAATACTTCACAGGGCTCGCTGATTTTAATATTACCACCTTGGCGAGGGTTGAATACATAATCACCAACAAAGTTTTCCAATACATTAGGATCTTCATCAGCTACACCTTTATCCACTGCAGCTTTGATTTTTTCCCATGCAATTGTTTTCTTTGGATAAGGACCACAAAGAACATGATAATCTTCATTAGTAGCTGACAAACCAAGCAGAGCAATTACGTCATTAGCGTCAAAACCAATGTCAGAGTCAATAAACATAAGATGAGTTGCGTCAGATCGCATAAACTCATCAGCACAATAGTTACGTGCTCGTGTAATCAATGACTCATTGAACAAAAAATAAAACTGAAGGGGAATACCATAATGTTTACACATACCAGTTAAGTCTGCAAGAGAACGTGCAAACATACCGGCACACATACCACCATACATTGGTACTGCCAAGAACAATTTTTGTTCTCGTAGTTTTTCTACAGGGATGTTGATTTCCATACTATATCCTCACTAAAAATAATATTATACACTAAATGTATTATAAAGTACACCGTTAATTTAAAAAAGCTTCTAAGTTTGATGATTCAACTGCATCCCAGATTTGAACTTTCTTTGAGTGGTTATGTTGAAATACATTCTTTGCATCGAGATATTCACGATTACCGGACAACGCTTCTTTTACTTCATAAGCCATATCCATTGCAGTACGAACGGGAACGTTCTGACAAACATGATTAAGGTTACGCTTGGGATCTAAAAGCTCAAAATCATTTGGCATTCCCATAATAGCTAGAGCTTCACGATAAGTAATGTGTCGATCTTCATCGGGATGGACAAGGGCTTTAGGCATATAACCAACAAAGGCATGGATGTATTGAGATGGGATAACAATCTCACGTCTCATAATATTTCCACCTGAGTTAATTTTATCGTAACGATACATGCATTTCTTTACTTCTTTTTCATAACCTTGTTTTTCCATCCACTTAGCAAGTGTAGCATAATCAACATGCTTTTCTACATAATCAAGTAAGTTAACAGATTTTTCTAAACTCTGTTGAAACTGTTGATGAGTCCAACCCGAATGAATCTCATCTAGTATATATCGATAATATGGGTTTTCTGTAGGAATTTTGTCATTAGTTGGTACATCTAAATCACCACCGAGATTTGGAACGTTCCTAATAAGATCTTCAATCCTTTCTAATTCTTTATCATAGAAATTAAGTAATGGAGTTTTATTACCTTTCCAAAAGAAATAGAAAGATCGTTCTCTTACCTGAGGTACACCATGCAGCATTGACTTAGTTCTATAAGTCGTCATTGTATACCCGTTGTCTTGAGCAATATCAAAGAGTCGATCTCTTACAGGTTTACCAATGTTACCTGCAAACAATGGAGCATTTTCACCCCACAATACTTTTGGTTGTACTGACTCAAGAACATACTTCGTACTCTTAATCATCCATTCATTTGCAGGATTATCAGAAGCAAAGCTTGTCGACAATTGAGAAAGACCAGCACAAGGACAAACAGAAGATACAATATCAACTGACTTTTTTGGAAACTGGTCATGATCTAAAACATAGTATGGGACTTCATTTTTATAACGTTCAAGCAGATGTCTATCATTATCGTAAAAAGCTTCATACGACATAATGTATTCTGGCTGAGAACCAAATACTTGTTGTGAAGCAATAGCCTCACCTCCAATCAAAGGAATGATAGAAGCATGTGTTAACATTATATTTTCTCCTGGATCAAATTAAACATATCACTATAGGTATATTTAGCGTCATATCCAGAATAGAATTCGTATGCTTTTTCCCTATACTCATTTCGCATTACAGCATTATTAGATAGTTGCTCCATTACATCTGCAACTTCTTGTTGATTATCTTCACCTAACCACAGTGTACCAGATTCTTCAAATGAGTAACTTGACAATAGTTCACCTTTAGTTCTATGACGTGCGTTATCGCCATATTCTTTTCTAAACACAGGAATTGTACCTGTGCATACTGTTTCAAGGTGAGTAAACTCAAGTGACTTATCAAGAAACTTAGGATCAAGCAATGATAGTTGATAACCAAACGCGCATTTTGACATACGTTCCATTAAAGGATTATTTTCATATGCAGTAAACAATAAAGGTTGCTTACCATAATAATCTTTTATATTTACATCATCAATATTTTCTTTAAGAAAATCTTCGTACATACCTTCAAACTTATCTTTTAAAGCAAGATATGCTGGTGATTTTTCAATACCTTCTAATGTAGCTAAATGATTCATTTTCATAAGATGATCATTAGCAAATTGAAACATTAATCCAAAGCCTTTCCAAAATGTAGTACGGCCAATCCATTTATGATGACGTGGATCTTGCTCTTCAATGAGTTTCCAATACTTCAAACGTAAACCTTGCATATCAATGCCAGGCTGGAATGTATAGATAGGTGTGTCTGGTGAGTCGTCAAAGAAAGCACTAAGTGGACCTTTGTCATCTACTTTCTCGTGCACCATCTTTGCAAAATCACCTTTGTCAGAATGAGCAAAAACCAAATCTGACTTTTCAACTGACTCGAGAAGAAGTGCATTTCTTCTCATTGAAAGTTTATTGTGATCATGTTGAATAAAAACCTTTTTAGTAGGTAGATCTAATATCTTACCATAGTTTTCAATACAACCTTCTGGATGACTTATAGATGGGACTGAGTTAATAAGAATTAAGTCAGCTGATCTACACATTTCATATGCTAGTTCAAACTCAGCATGATCAAACTTAACATGAAGAACGTGATTTTGAAATGAATGTGCATTGTGTCTACCCCAACGCTTATCTTTAGATGCAACAACATTGCATTGATGGCCATTTGCCAATAGCCACTTTTCTAATTCAATAGCGTATTTAGTTACACCACAACCTTCAATACCACGTGCTAATAATAAAACTACATGCATACTTTACTCTTACGATATTCATGATATTCTTTACATACTTTTTCAAAAGTTCTCCACGCAGCCTCAAACTTGACTTCATAGAGATCTTTAATTGCCATATATTTATTCATGACATCATCGTCACTATATCCATTTGCATGATCTATAAGATGCTTAGTAACCATTTCAATGTCGTCAGTTATCTTCCAACATTCCTGAATTTGTTGTTCTAAATCAAAAATAAAATTATCCACAGCCCAATTCCTCTGCTCGACCACCGGCATAATAGTATAACTCTTTCAAACTTTCTAGTAGTCGTTTGACATCTTCTTTATGATACTCTGCGATCTTCCCAGATTTCGTATCACCATCTTCAGGAATAACACCAGGAATCATACCTTTTAGTTCGCGGTCTACCAATTCTTTGAGACTTACCTTTAAAGTATAATTGGGTTCACACGTTCCTTCACCAATATAAACACTAACTTCAATGTCACCATCGCAAGTCAACCATGGACCTGCATCAATTTCTATATAACCTTTTTCCATATTATTTTACCAAATCAAAGTGTTTTTCATAAACATGTAAATTTTGCACTTGCCAAAAAATATCGCCGACTTCTACGTGATCAAAGTTTTTGTGGTTATATCCTTCGACTAGTTGTTCGAGGATGTGCTTTTGCCATGCGTAGTCATTTCTGTAACCGAAGATGACGTCATTGGAACGCATTTGTACACAGCAGTGGAGCTTATCATCCCTAATGTAGTATGTGACAGCGTTGGTACAGATGAAATCACTTTTACCATTTTCATTGTACTCGGTCCAAATGCTTGGTCGGTTGTAGACCATACATGCTCGGCGGGTATCTCGATTGTCCAAGAGTTCGGCCAAACATCGTTCGTATTGCTTGTAGTATTGTTCGGAAAAGATAATACGTCCATAGTTAGAATTAATTTCTCCATGATAGTTAGCAGCATATTGCCA